CGTTGTCGAACTGCGCGAGCGCTTCGGCGTGTACGTTAGCCAGTCGCTGATCTCGTGAAATGCGTGCCATATTTTTGCCCTCGTTTCAAGTATTTTCTCACCATTTGTTCACAGTAGGCAATGGTTTTACCGTTGCCGCCCGGTTGGCCGGGAGACGCTGCACCAGGTTGATGGCGTCGAACATCGGGTCGAGCTGGTCGTCGTGTGCACCAGACGGGAAGGCCGCCACCTCGCTCAGGAAGTCGGAAAGCCATGGCGCATCCTGCGGAAGCGCCACGTTGCCAGAGGCGATGAACGGGGCCGCGTCGTAGCCTCGGCTGATCTTGTCCTTGCTGCGTTGCACGGCCACCACAGGGATGCCCTCACGCCGCAGGGTTTGGATCAGGCCGGTGCCGGACACCTTGTCTTCCACGTACATGCCGCGCAGGGCAGAGCCTTGGGCCACAGGGCGCATGTCGTTCAGGTGCTTGAGCCAGAAGGCCCTGGCGTTGATCAGCAGCTCGGGAGCCTCCCACTTGCCGCGCACCTGGTCGATCTTGACCGCCTGGCCAACGGTCGAACGCGCCCAGCACTGCAGCACTGACCAGTCGTTGTGGTCGGCAGTCTTTTGGGCCGTGTCCACGGTGATGAAGCGGAACTCCAGCTGCGGGACGCTGGCCCAATACTTGAACCACTCGGTGTTGATGATGCCGCCGCCACGGGGTGCAGGCCGCTGCTGGAGCTGTCCGGCCGTGCCGTAGGGGCCGAGGGTTTTCTCCAGCTCGGACACTTGGGCCTCACCAAAGCGCTCGGGGAACATCAGCTCGCCTTCCTTGGTGCGCGGGTCAGTCCAGCCGATGCTGGTGGTGCAGCGGTGCTCAGGCTCGAAGCGCATCGGGATGCACAGGTGCACATACGGCAAGCCCATATCCTTGATGACGCCGGAGATGTCCTTCTCGTTCAGGCGCTGCATGATGACCACGATGGCCGACTTGTCAGAGTTGACGCGGGTCGGCAGTGTCTCGGTGAAGGCGATCTTGGCCGCCTCCAGCTTGGCCTGGCTGTTGGCGTTGTCGGCGCTGATCGGGTCATCCAGGATGACGCGGTCGCCACGCACGCCGGTCATGCTGGTGAAGGCTCGGGCCTGGCGCACACCTTTGCGGGTATTCCCGAACTCGCGCTTTCCGTCCAGATCGGCCAGAAGCTCGATCGGCCAGAGCTTCTGGAACCAGTCGGACTTGATCAGGTCGCGGCAGCGTCGGCTGTCCCGGATGGCCAGCTGCTCTTCGTGGGCCGTGCCGACAAATCGCATCTCGGGCATGTCCCGAGGCCCCCACTCCCAGGCTGGCCAGATCACGCCGGTCAGCAGGGACTTCATGGAGCCTGGTGGCACATTCATCAGCAGGCGGTTGATCTCGCCCTTGGTCACGGCCTCCAGGTGCAGGCAGATGGCGTCCAGCGCCCAGCCCCACTTCAGCTCGGCAGCCGGTTCAAGCACGCGCCAGGCACGCTTGGCAAACTCGGCCAGGCTGCGCCTGCACAGCTCGCGCTCGACGGCCAGCAGGTCAGCTTCCGTCAGTTGCATCTTTTGCGGCCATGATCTGCGCCAGCACATCGGTGCCCAGCTTGGAAACGTCCAGGGTGGCCACAGCAATCGGTGCGCCATCCTTGCCAGTCACTTCGTGGCGCTGCACATCTTTCCAGCCCATCTGGCACTTTGACCACCAGATTTGCGCGGTCGTATCGCCTGCCATGGCTTTCTGGAAGATGCCCTTGCCGACCTGGGCATTGGCCTTGGCCTTGCCGTTCACCAGCTCGGTTGAGAACTTTTCCCGGAGCGTGTCCACGTGGATGCCGTCCCGGACAAGCGCCGCGATCTGCTCAAACGGCACGCCGTAGCCGGACAGCGCCTCCACTTGCTTGCGCTCGGCATCGGTCGGTTCAAAGGGTTTGCGGCCAGCGCCAGGACGTGCGCCGCCGTTCTTTTTGGGTTCGACTGCCTCTTTTTTAGGCAGTCGGGTCGATTTTTCAGCTGTTTGCTTTGCCATTTGTAACCTCCGCGAAAGGTTCGCCAGTTTCTGCGTGAGTTGCTATTTTGCCTGTGAAATCCTGCCAGCGCTTCACAATCACATCGCAATACTTCGGATCGAGCTCCATGATTCGAGCGACGCGGCCGTTCTTCTCGGCTGCGATCAGGGTGGTGCCGGAGCCTCCAAAGCTGTCCAGGACTTGGTCGCCGCCCTTGGTGTTGTTCAGGAGCTGGTACTCAAACAGGGCCACGGGCTTCATGGTCGGGTGTTCGCCATTCCGGGAAGGCTTCTCGAACTCCAGGATGGTGGTCTGCTTGCGGTCTGCCGCCCAGAGGTGGCTGGCTCCTTCCTTCCAGCCGTACAGGCACGGCTCGTGCTTCCAGTGGTAGTCCTGGCGTCCCATGACCATGCTGGACTTCTTCCAGATCAGGCACTGGCGGACAGTCCAGCCAGCATCCTTGGCCGCGCCTCGGAAGTTGTAGCCCTCGGAATCAGCGTGCCAGATGTAGAACACAGCGCCTGGCTTCATGACCGTGTCGGCTGCCGTGTAAGCATCACGCAAGAATTGTCGGAATTGGTCGTCGCCCATCTCGTCGTTCTTGATCTTGAGCGCGTCCTTTGTCTTGCCCTCGTAGGCCACGTTGTAAGGCGGGTCGGTCAGCCACATGTCGACCAGCTGCCCTTCGCAGAGCTTGGCCAGGTCGTCCATGCTGGTGCTGTCGCCACACAGGAGGCGGTGCTTTCCCATCACCCAAATGTCGCCGGGCACGGTGCGCGGGGTTTCTGGCAGCGGTGGGGAGTCGCCGGGGTCGGTCAGGCCTTCGGTGCCAACGGGTGCCAGTAGCTCCTTGATCTCGTCAAGGTAGAAGCCGGTCAGCTCGAGGTCGAAACCGAGCTCCTGCAGGTCGGAAAACTCCACCTTCAGCATTTCAGTGTCCCAGCCTGAGTTCAGCGCCAGCCGGTTGTCTGCGATCACATAAGCGCGTTTTTGTGCGTCGGTCAGGTGCTCCAATCGGATGCATGGAACCTCGCTCATGCCCAACTTGCGTGCAGCGAGCACTCGGCCATGTCCGGCAATGATTCCCCCCCCCCCGTCAATCAGCACCGGATTGGTGAATCCGAATTCCTTGATGGATGAGGCGATCTGCGCCACCTGCGCGTCGGAGTGCGTCCGGCTGTTGCGTGCATAGGGTATCAGCGCATCGATCTGGATGACTTCGAGCTGGTCTGGGAGTTTCATGCTTTGGCTTTCTTGGTTGCGAGCGCTGCCGCCCGATAGTGTTTGGCCAGTTCGATCAGGCCTTCGTGAGAGTATTTGCGCACCGTGTTGTCGCGCTCGATGCTTTCCACAGCCTGCAATCCGATTCTTTCGATCAGGCGCTGGCGGTATTCCACATGGTTTCCGGCCAAGTAGTTGTTGCAGTGCTTGCATTGGCCGTGGCAGTTGTCCTCCACAAACCTCATGTGCGGTGCGCTGCCGACCGATCTGTAGTGTCCGGCATCGTAGGTATTCGGCTCATTGCTCAGTGGCGTGCCACAGGAAATGCAGGGTTTACCAGCATCTCTTGCCCGAATGAAAGAATTAAAGGCTGTCTGCGCTTTTTTGGTCAACTGCGGCTTGGTTTGCATGTCATCCAGTTTGCGCTTGGTTTCCTTGCGGTCGGCTGCGGCTGCTTTGGCCTGGGCTTTCTCGGTTGTTTTCCTGGCCATCGTCAAGGCGCAAGTTGGGCTGCACACGGTTTGCAGGGGTCTGGTCTTGGTGTAGGCGCAGGAGCAAACCTTGCACTTGTGCTGCCGTTCTGCGTTTGTGGTCATTTCGCCTCTATCTTGTAATCGTGGAACACGGTGCCCAGGCTGGCATCGCCAACCTTGCAAGCCTTGACCCAGACGTTTTTTCCGCTGGCAAGTCTGCGAATGTGGCCGCGACGGTCGTGCAGCCTGGGGGATGCGTGCGTGCCGCCTTTCGATTCGCCTCTGGCGGTCTTTGGGCCGATCTTGACGGTGCGCCAGTCGTAGGTCGGTGTTTTGCCTGCAGCGATTTTGCGCCTGTTCGTGAAGGTGTCGGTTATCACTGGCTGATAGCACTCGCAGCCGGTGTCCATGCTTTCCAGCCACTTGGACATGGTGGCCAGCATGATCTCGGCCACATCTCGCGGCAAGTCTTGGCCTTCATCGACGGGGCCGTATTTGATCTGGCCATCCACGATGGCGTAAACCATCGGAGGGAAGGTGGTGTATTTTCCAGGCTGTCCCTTGCTCAAGTCGAGCACAATGCCTTCCTCTGGATCGTCTCCAGCAGCCAGCATCATCATCTCGTAACGCTCATAGCTTGAGGTTTGGCCAGCCCAGAGCACCAGGCTTTTCTCAAACGGTGGCCGGTGGGTCGTCAGGTTGTCGATCTTGATGCCTGTGGACAGGTCAGCGCCTGAAATGTCAAACCACTGCATTTCAGTCGGGTCAAAGCCGGATGCAATTACCGACTTCATGATGGAGCGAACGTGGGCTGTTGTCATAGCCTCTCCGTGTGGTTGGTGATGTAGTGGTGCTTCAGCATCTCAATTGAGCCGATCACCTCGTAGACGTTGGAATGGTCACCGAGCACGCAGGACATTCGCAGGCCATCGGCCAGAAAGCCTGCGGCAAAGAATGACTGCAGTCGGCCAGATTCAGCATCGGCCAGGATGTCTTTGAGCGCATCCACCAAGGCCGCGTTCGGCTCATTTGTTGGCACGGTTGCGCCACGAAGCGCTGTGATGTTGCTCATGAAAACCACCTTTTGATGTGCACAAAGACAATCGCAGCAATCGTGAACCATGCGCCGACGCCTGCAATCCCAAGCCAAACCAAAGCCCAAATGCCTGCCTTGTCTGCTTCTGTAAGTTTCATGTGATCTCTCCAGTTTCAGGGTCAACGTACTCAGGCGCGGTGAAGCGCACGCCCTGCTGCGCACCGAAGGCCTCGATCAAGTCCTGCAGCTCGCTCATCTCTGGCTTGGTCATCTTGCTGGTGGACTTGCCGAGCACCACAAAGCCGCCATCGATGCCAGGCACGACGTCCTGTTTGGTCATCGAGGCGGTCATCACGTGCTTCCATTCCTCGGCGCTCAGCTTGCGGCCGTACCAGTCGACCTGCTTAGCCACATCGGTCAACATCGCCCACAAACGCGCATTTTGTGCAAGCGTGCGGGTTTCTGGCTTAATCTCGACCACCACGCGCTGGCCAGCCATCAGCATGGACTTGAGCAGCGGCCAGAGCTGCAGTGTGATGATTTTGTGGGCCTGCACCGGCTCCCAAAGCGTGAATCGTTGGCGCTCAGTCATTTGATTCCCTCCCTGACTGCGATCCAGCACTCGTCGATGCTGAGGGGTGTTTCGTCAATGCCTGGCGGACGGATTCCAAGATGCGCTCCCGGCCAGGGTTCTGCGGAAACCTCTCGATGGCCGCCAGCATCCCGGCTGCAGCCTGTTTGTTCGGTCGGGTGCTCAGCACCAGCCGGGTGCAGCACGATAGGCATCCAAAGTGATACTGGCCGGACAGCGGATTCTGTGCTTGGGCTTGGCAGGCTGTGCATGTCATGCTCCACCAATCGCAAGTTTGCCAATCGCGTCAGCAATCTGAAAGCTGATGGCCGTCTTGCCACCGACTTTCCCACCCTTATAGACCAGCCTGGCTGTCTCGACATCGCCAATCACCACCGGCTTCGGTGGCTTCAGGCCACGCTTGGCATACAGCTCGTCCGGGCTTCGGTCGCCAGTCAGTAGGCGGGGATAGTCGAAAACCTCGCGCTCGGTGTAGGCGCGGTGCGATTCGCAGAATCTGTGCTGCAAGTAACCCAAGTCCTTTGTTTCACCTCGGCAAACTTTTGGCCAGCCACCCAAGTCCTCAATGGCCGCATGAATGGCCGGGTCATCAAACACCACATCGCTGTAAGCCCCGACACGCTGCATGGCATCGTAGGCTTTGCCCCAAGCAAGCATCGCTCGGTCGGTGGCTGTGCCTTCCAGTTTGCGCACCAGATCGGCAGGCTTTGGCGGGAAAACGCCGCGCTCGGCATCCATCGCGTGGCTGGTCAGTGCTTTGCGCACCTGGTCAAGATCGAATCGCTGGCAGGCTTGCCACCAGACGGACAGGGCAAACGGTGTGACGTCCTGCTTGTAGAAGGCCATCACGTCGCGCAGGATGTCCGCAAATTGCTGCTGGTCAGTTGCTCTCATGAATCTCTCCTTGCTGCGCCAGCCACTCGTCCACGGCTGCTTGGTTGCGTTGCTCGATGGCAGCCTGCTTGTTGGCGGTTTGGATTGGTTTGGCAGAAACCCAGTCGGCCTTGAATCCCTGCCAGCCCCTGGCCACACATTCCCGGATGGCCATGTCAATCGACCACCCTGCCTTTTCAGCCTCCCGGTGGATGGCCGCCAATGCTGTGGCTGTCATTGGTGAGCGCTTAGCCTTTCTGATGGCAAGGAAGTCCTGCCAAACATCCTGGTCAACCGAATCTGGCTTGGCAATAGACGCGCTTTTGCGCGGCTGTATTTCCTTTGGTTCTTGTTTTATGTTTCTTGGTTCTTGGTTTATGTTTGGTTGAACGTCCGTTGAACGGGCGTTGTTCCTGCGTTCAGCGGATGCTTTACCTGCGCGTGACGCCTGTTCGATTTTCGAGTGATAGTGGGCGATCTCCTTGTCAGCCCTGTCCGACCGATAGCCATCGTCGGTTTTCTGAAAGAACTCGTTAAGGACATCGCGCACACTCGCCGCCTCATCACGCAAGCCGATCAGCTTGGCAACGGTCGTTGCATCGTCGTTCAACGGACGTTCGTGGAGGTAGTAGAGGTCGAGAAGTCGCCTGTAAATCAGGTCTTCCATCGGCTCAAGATGCCGAGTGTGGGAAGCATAGTCCCCGATGTTGAACTGGTAATAGTGCATTGGCACACCCCTGAAGTTCACCCCAGAAAAGAAACCGACGGCAGGCGGGGGTGGATCGCTTTTCAGTAGGCTCATGACTTCCTACCTAGCCGGGTCTCAAACAACTTTACCTCAGACCAAAAGGCCATTCAAGGATTTTCTGAAGCCAGGGCCGAACTTCTTGTCCAGCACCGGCCGCCATTTGTGCGCCACGCCATTGCGCGTCCAAGCCTCTACAGCCTGGCCACTGGTGGCTCCCAAGGCCTGCGCAACTGCCTTGTATGAGCCAAGGCTCTCACGGGCAAAGGCCAGCACCTGTGCGAAATATTGGTCGTCTTTCTTCATGCCTCAAACTTTACCACGATTTTGCATGATTCGTGCAAAAATATTTTTTGCCACTTGCACAAAATCCTCTTGCACTATGCTATGATTCGTTTCACCAACAACCAACCACGAAAGGTGAACTCGATGCAAGACGACTTTTACATCACGGTGAACGACGGCAATGCCGTCATCATCAGCCCCAACGAGGAATACATCTCAATGGGCGTGCACATCCGAGGCGGCAGCGTTCGGATCGACATGACACCCCAGCAGGCCCAGGAACTGATCGAGGCCATCGCAAACAGCATGAAAACCAAGGAGACAGCATGAAAGAGATCGCAGCAGCATTGGTCAAGGCCCAGCGAGCATTCGGGCCTGCGCTCAAGACAAAGACCAATCCACACCTGAAGGCCAAGTATGCAGACCTGGGTGACTGCATCGAGGCCGTCATCGACGGGCTGAACAACAACGG